AAGAACTTACTTCAAGTATGTTGTTTGCAGATGGCAACAACACACTGTCAACCACAGCAAACGCTGTTGACATTATGAGTGTGTTCTATGATGGATCAACCTATTACGCCAATCTAGCCACTAACTTTAGTTAAGGAGTTGTTATGCCACTAGGAGCATTTAGATTAAACAGTTTGGCAAAAGCAGCAGGTGGACCGCCAGACCCAGTGAGAACACAAATTACTGTTACTGCATACGGTGATGCACAAGTAGACACTGCACAATCAAAGTTTGGTGGGGCAAGTCTACTGCTAGATGGTAATGATTGGTTAACAACAAGTAATATCTATACTTCAAATAGTGAATTTACAATAGAAGGTTGGATTAGATTTACAGATCTCTCAACCTATGCTACAGCAAGATTGTATCAAGGTAGTACAGGGGTATCAAATGCTAGACACTTGGTTTATATTACAACTCCAGCACACCCAACAGTGCCTGACAGAGTCTATGTTGCACTAGGCACAGGTGGCAGTTATTCATTCCTATTCTTTGATTACAGTGGCACTGGATTCTCAACCAATACTTGGTATCACATAGCCGCAACTAGAGACAGTTCAAACAATGTAAGAGTGTTTATAAATGGATCACAAGTAGGTTCAGCACAAACTAATACCAAGGCAATGTTCTCAACAGGTACAACCACAAAGATTGGATATTCTGATGACAACAGTCACGGTATTGTAGGTAATGTTGACGAAATTCGTGTATCAGACACAGCAAGATATACCAGTGGATTTACACCAAGCACTAGTGCATTTACCAATGATGGTGATACACTATTGTTAGTACACTGTGATGGCACTGATGGGTCAACAGATTTTGAAGATGATGCATACTAAGGGAGGCTAGCCAGTGGCGGACCAGTACTACATTGAAGAAGGCTACTTAGAAGCAGGTTATTTTGCTTATGTAGCAGACGCAAGTGCAAGTCTAAGCACTAGCGCAACACTGTCATGCTCAGGTGACATTGCAGATGATACTGGTTATTTCATTCCTGACTATATACAAACTGATTACATCACTGCTGGTGGTGTTACTCAAGAAGCCAGCGCCTCACTCAGTGCAAGTGCAAGTGTAACTGCCAGTGCTGACAAAATAAAACAAGGCGCCAGCACACTAAGTGTAGCAGCAAGTGCAACTGCCACAGGTGGTACAACCAAACAAGCTAGTGCGTCAATTGATGGAGTTTTGACGTTCTCAGCAGTTGCAGTAGCACAACGTACCACTGAAAGCATACTATCTACTGTTGCTACAATCAGCACCTCTGGTGTTAAAACTGCCAGAACTGACGTAACACTAAGCAATATTGTCAATCTCAGCCTACAAGCAGACAAAACTGTAGGATTTGCAGTTGCAATATCCGCTGCTAGTGGCTTAACAGTGGATGCAACCATTGCAGAATTTGCCACTGCAACACTAAACAGTGCAGCAACCCTAGAAATTGCTGCACAAATTGCCAATCAACGTCCACGTCCATATGTAACAGTTAATTCACCAACCATAAACACTTCAAATTCAGTGTTTGGAGGCGCAAGTGCAAGGGTAGGTGCCAACAAACAAGTACAATACTACGACTCAGCAGACTATAAAACTGCAAAAACATGGGATTTTTGGTTTAAACCAGACTCATTTACCACAAATCAAAACTGTGTTGTGTTCTTACAGCAAGATGATGTGTCAACAGACGACTTTTTCCTTATAAAAGTTCTAAGATTGGCTGATTCAGGTGCAGATACACAGTGGCGCATCATCATAAAAACACGAGTAAGTGGCACTGTACGCACATATACTTCAAGCACATACACCAACTGGACAGCATTCAAACACATAAGAGTTGAACGTGGCACCAGTGCATACCATTTGTGGGTAGATGGTAGTTCAGACACACCAAGCTCAGATACAACAACAGGTGCATATCCAAACATTAACAATTCAGCAGACTTGGGTAGAAACTTTGATAACTCAGCAGATGGTATTGGCTTTGTAGATGAATTATACATTTCAACACAACTCTTAGTTGCCACTGACACCAGTAGTTTTACAACACCTACTGAAGCATATGCACTAACCACAGCACAGCAAAACAACACTGTGTTGCTTGCACATTTTGACACAGACTTCTCAGATGATGTAAGTGAATACTTCTATGGTGAGGCAGCATTAAGTGCAAGTGCAAGTCTAACTGCTGATGGTGTGCGCACAGCTAGTGCAAGTTCAACACTGAACACAGTTGCAAGTCTAACTGCTGATGTTGCAGAGATAGAACAAGGCGCAGCCACACTAAACAGTGCAGCAACATTGAGCACAGCACCAGTCAAGACTGTGAGTGCAACTGTTGATATATCAGGTGCTGCAAGTTTCTCAGTAACTACTATTGCAATCAACCCAGGTGATGCTTACCTAGAAACAACTGCAACACTTAGTGTTGATGCTGTTGCACAAGTAGGCGGTACAGTAAGTGCAAGTGCAGCAGCAAGCCTTAGTGTTGATGCATCAAGAACAAGAAGCGACAGTGCAAGCATCAGCAGTGCAGCATCATTAACTGTAGATGCAATCAAATCAGTTGAAGCTGATGCAACACTAAACATCACTGCAACACTAAGTGCAACACCAGGTAGAACAGTAACAGGCACTGCAAGTCTATCAGCATTGGCTGCAACTGTTACAGTAGGTGAACGTCAACCACCAAGAATGAGATTGGCTGCATGGTTGAACACCAACAACACCTATGCAGGTGCTGGCACTGTTTATGATGCCTACAACAACTTCTATGCTCTAGGTGTTGACATTGGTAATGGATCAGACTTTGTGCTTGTAAAAGCCAATGCAATTGGTGATTTACAATGGCAGAAGAGTTATACCAACTACATTGATTATGCAACATATCATGAGCTGCACTACTATAACGATCATATCTATGTTCTATCAGGGTCTACATATGGAACTTCAAATGAAACTGATGACAGAACATATATTACTAAAATATCAATCACAGACGGTTCAGTTGCGCAAGCAAGACAACTAACAATTGCATCATTAAAAAATAGCCGCATAAGAAATGGTTATTTGTACATTGCAGGTAATTCAATTAGTGAAACTTATGAAACAAGAGTTGTAAGAATTGATTTAAGTGATTTAACCACAAATGATTTAAGCATTGATTTAGACATTGCAAACTATGACTTTTTTGAAACCTACATTGATGCAAATGCTTCTGGTGATATATTCCTTGCTACACATGCACAACCTAATGGTACTACTGAACGTGTAACATTCTTAACTAAACTTGCAAGTGATGGTTCACACACTGTTTCAAAACTAATTGATTATACAGGTTATTCAGTTCAACCACTAGATGCTGAACTAGACAGCCAAGGACGTTTCTTAGTTTACATCTCAAGCAATGCAGCAAATGCCCAAGGCATCATACAGTTTGACAGCAGCTTAAATTCATATGGTTGGATGCGCAATGTAGAATCTGATACAGATAATACAGATTATCTAAAAATAGCTGTTGATGGTGATGACAATGTGATTATTATCAACCAAGACACACGCAAAGTAGTAGTACTAGACAACACAGGAACCAAAGTTGCAAACTACTATGATGAAGCAATAGCAAGCGATGGATCACAAGTAGCTGCCAAGGATGAATGGTATCTAACTGTAGGTGATGGTTACTGGCGTGCATTTCCTCAGTCAAGTGATTACGATGAAGTTAGAAATATTTGGGTAACACAAACACTAGTAGAAGATGAAGATAACCCAATCTATGCACCAGAAGATTACGCTGGTAGCGATGGCATTTTTACATATGAATCCAGTAATGTTACAGTAAGTTCAGCAAGTGTTTCACCCAGTTCAGTTACATTGGCTAGCAACACACAAACTTTAACAAACTCAACATTCAATGTAACTGCAAGTGATACCACATACACATGGCGCATACTTGCAAGATTGATTGCAGGATTTGCTGATGATATAAATGCTGTTGCTACACTATATCAAGATTCAACTGAAGCTAGAATACGTTTGTCAGGCAGCACACAATCAGCGGTAGCAAGCCTAAGTGCCACTGGCGACAGAATAAGATTTGCTGAAAGCACACAGTCAGCAGTAGCCACAGTCGCTGCCACTGGAGGATTACTACGTCCAGGAGCAGCAAGCATCAGTGCTGTTGCTACACTAAGTGCAAGTGCAGAACGCACACGTGACAATGAATTTGTGTTAGATGCTTCAGCTGTATTTAACAGTAGTCCTGAGAGAATAAGAGATCCAGGTGCAACTACAATAAGCACCTCTGCAACGCTTTCTGTGAGTGCAGTTAAAACTACATCAACCACTGTAGACATTGATGGTGTAATGAGCTTCTCAGCTGTTGCAAATGCAAGACGCACTACAGAAACACAACTTGAAACTAGTGCAACCGTTAGTGCAACACCAAATCTAACTGCTGTAGTATCAAGCGTACTAGACACCGCAGCTACACTTGAAGTCACAGCATTCAATACTGTAAGTTTTGATCTAAGTGCAAGTGCAAGTGCCACACTAAGTGTAGATGTTGATAGAATACGCCCAGGTGCAGCAACTATGAGTGCAGCAGCAAGCATAGATGAAGTAACTGTGTCACAAACCAAAGGGTTTGAACTAGTAACAGATGCTGAGTTTACACTTGCTAGTTCCGTAACAAGAATACAGCCAGCAGGATCTGGCTTAAATACAGCTGCAAGTTTAACAGTTGTTGGCAATAGAATAAGATTCAGCAGTGCGGAACTAGATGCACAGTTTGATCCATTCTACGCAAACGCATATAGGGTTGTAAGTGCAGAAGTAGATTTATCAGCCTTTGTAGTAACTGTAACAGCTGGTGATGTAATAGCAATTGATCCGTTTAGAACACTGTTAATACCACAGGAGTCTAGACAGCTCAAGATACTAGAGGAAGATAGAGATTTAACTATTGAACAAGAAACAAGGGTGCTCGTAATATGACAACAATAACTGGATACAAACAGGATCACAAAGGATCCTATATTTCAAAGGATCCTGCAGCACAATTGGTGTACCAAATGGATTGGACCACTGATTGGATGCCTGCAAGCGATCAATTATCAAGTGTAACATACACTGTAGAAACAATAAGTGGAGACACAAATCCACTGGCAATTGAAAGTTCAGGTATAACAGGCGATGGCTTGCTTACCTATGTAGAACTAAGTGGTGGCAGTGACAAAAACATCTACACTGTTACCTGCAACATCACCACAAATGATGGTATAACTGAAGCAAGACGCTTTAGAATCAAGTGTGAAGAAAGGTACGCATAATGGCATTACGTTGGGCACAACAAGAAATAGTTGATGCAACCAACCGCTTTAAGGTGGTAGTGGCAGGACGCCGCTTTGGTAAAACACACCTTGCCATTAGAGAGCTGTGCAAACATGCAAGACACCCAGACAAGACTGTATGGTACGTAGCACCCACATACCGTCAAGCCAAGTTGATTGCATGGCAAAAGCTCAAAGCCAAACTGCTTAAACTACGTTGGGTAGCTAAAATTAATGAAAGTGAACTTACAATCGTGCTAAAGAATGGTTCAACCATTGCACTCAAAGGTGCAGACAACGCAGACAGCTTGCGTGGTGTTGGACTTGACTATCTTGTGTTGGATGAATTTGCTGAAATGCAAAAGGAAGCATGGGCAGAAGTACTACGTCCAACGCTTGCAGATCGTCAAGGTGGCGCATTGTTTATTGGCACACCCAAAGGCTTTTCAAACTGGGCACACGACATGTACCTAATGGAAGAAAAAAGCAAACAGTGGCGCAGTTTCCAATACACAACAATTGATGGTGGCAATGTACCACTAGAAGAAATTGAAGCAGCAAGAGCAGACTTAGATGAACGCAGTTTCCGCCAAGAGTTCCTTGCTACATTTGAAGAATATGCAGGTAGAGTATACTATGCATTTGACAGAAAGCGTCATGTGCAGGAATACACCAGCAAAACACCACACACAATCTATCTAGGTTGTGACTTTAACATTGATCCAATGAGTGCTGTGTTGTTTAGTCGTGAAGGTGATGTACTACATGCATTTGATGAAGTAAGAATATTTGGATCAAACACCAATGAATTAGTTGATGAAGTAACCACACGCTATCCAAGAGCAAGGATCATGGCATTTCCAGATCCAGCAGGTAGACAGCGTAAAACATCAGCTGGTGGCGTAACAGACATACGCATACTGCAAAACGCAGGTTGGATAGTAAAAGCCAACAAGGCACACACACCAATACGTGACAGAATCAATGCAGTCAACTCAAGACTAGTCAATGATGCAGGTGATATAAATCTTTATGTGGATCCAAAGTGTAAACACACCATAGAAGGTTTAGAAAAACAAACGTATAGAGAAGGGACAAGTCAGCCAGACAAGCAGTCAGGCTTGGATCACATGATGGATGCACTAGGTTACTGTGTAGACGGATTGTTCCCAATTAAACGAGATTATGGAGACATAGAACAGCCTCTGAGATGGGGACACAAACTGGGGTAATAAAAAATGCAAAGACTATTAGAAGATGCTTACGTATATGCCATTAGCGCAAATGAAACATATGAGAGGTACCAGGAACGCTGGGAATACCTATTAGAGAGTTATGTGGGAGGCGAAGATTATCGCCGTGCAGCCCATTTGACACAGTACCAACTAGAAACAGGTGATGAATACCAAGCAAGGCTTGACGCAACACCACTTGATAACCACTGCAAGAGTGTTATTTCAGTGTACATCAGCTTTTTGTTTAGAAACAAGCCATACAGAGACTTAGGAAGCATAGAAAATGACCCAGCATTGCGTGATTTCCTAAGAGATGCTGACTATGATGGCAGAAGTCTTGATGCATTTATGAAAGAAGTAAGCATTTACGCAAGCATATTTGGACACAGCTTTGTAATGGTAACAAAACCAAACATAAGTGCCCAAAATAGAGCTGAAGAAATTGCCCAAGGTGTACGTCCTTACCTATCAATCCTTAGTCCCCTAGTAGTAACAGATTGGAGTTGGAACAGAAGCCGTTCAGGCAAGTACACACTTGACTACATCAAATACATTGAAGATGTAAATGGTGATGAAACTGTTATCAAAGAGTGGAACAATGAAACAATTACCACAACTAAAGTAAACACAGGCAAGCGTGAAGTAATTGAATCATACACAGAAGAAAACCAATTGGGTATGGTACCTGTGGTTATTGCCTACAACCAACGTGCAGTTGTGCGTGGATTAGGCATTTCAGATATTTCTGACATTGCGGATCACCAAAAGAAGATTTACAATGAATACTCTGAAGTAGAACAATCAATTAGATTGAATGGACACCCTGCACTTGTTAAAACACCAAGCGTAGAAGCTGTTGGTGGAGCAGGTGCTGTTGTAAGCATGCCAGAAGATATGGATCCAGGCTTAAAACCATATTTACTGGATGTTAGCACTGACATTAATTCAATCTATAATTCAATTGCAGCAAGCGTTGACGCCATTGACAAAATGGCAAACACGGGGGCGGTCCGTGCCACAGAATCAAGAACGATGAGTGGCGTTGCAATGGAAACAGAGTTTGCACTACTAAATGCAAAACTTTCAGAAAAAGCAGACAACCTAGAACTAGCAGAAGAAAACATCTGGAGATTGTACGCCATGTATCAAGGTTATGCATGGGATGGTGAAATTGAATATCCAGGCAGCTTCAACATACGTGATACAGCAAATGAAATCACACAGTTGCGCATTGCCAAAGAAACTGTTAGCAGTCCAAAACTAATAAAAGAAATTGACAAGCAAGTTGCTGAATGGATGGGTCTTGATGATGATGTAGTTGAAACACTTGAAGAAGAAGCAGAAGAATACAGTGAAGAACCATTTGAACCACACATGATGTATGGACCCAATGGTGAAACACGTATGGCTAATACTATGGAACAGCATTTAGAACTAGCAGCACAAGGATGGACACATGGGTAAACAAATCAAACAATTACAAGCAACTAATAATACCAATTGGGAAATAGCACTAGGTGAAATAGACAATGCTACACCCGTTGACAAATTTGGATTAAACAGTTCAGTAGGCACAAGTTATGAAACTGTCTGGGATGGTGGTGCAATCTATGCTTATCCTACATCAGCAGTGGCAATGACTGTTACATCAGCAAGTGGTGCAAGTGACAATGGTGTAGAAGTAACTATTATTGGACTAGATGGTGACTATGCTGAAGTAGAACAAACAGTCACACTAGGTGGCTTAGGTGTAGCCACAACCACACAAACATTCATTAGAGTATACAGAGCATTTGTGTCAAATGGTCAAGATGCAACAGGTGTGCTGGACATAGACAACGGTGGCACAGTGTATGCACAAATACAGCCAGACTTTCAACAAACAATGATGGCTGTATATACTATACCTGCAGGTTATGTTGGTTATTTGTTAACTGGCAATCTAAGTTCACAAAAAGACAAAGACATCACAGCAAAACTTATGATGAGAGAATTTGGTGGTGTACTGAGAACCAAAGGATTGGTATTAACACCAGGTACTCCATTCCAACGTACATGGAGTATACCACTTGCAATACCAGAAAAGACAGACATAGAAATTAGAGCCAAAGCAGGTGCAACTGGTCCTGTTGCAGCAGGCTTTGAAATTGTATTGGTAAAAGATTAATGCAGTGGATATTCCATGCATACTACGCAGTGTTTATTGGAGTTATGATATGCCAATTCGTAAGGTAAAAACAAATGGAACAAAATGGTACTGGGGAAGAAAAGGCCCATTTAAAACCAAGAAGAAAGCGCAAGCAGTGGCAAAAGCCGCCCGTGCGAGTGGGTATATGAAAAAAGGTAGAGCGTGATGGCAACATACAGGGGAAGCCAGTGCAAAGGGGATTGCAGTGGACACAAGGCTGGAGCAAGTTATTTTAGGCGAGGGGGCAGAAGCCTGACTCGCTCCAGCTCTAGTTTTAACAAAGGAATGCGCATAGCACAGTCAAGTGCCAAACGCAGAGGCAAGCGTACACGTTTGTCAATAACCAAGAGGAGCAAGTAATGTACAAGAAAAAAGGCAAAAAGAAAAAGGGTTATGGTAAGAAGAAATCTAAATAATACTACTAGATTATTTTTCTTATAAATAACTGTACAATTTTTACTCATTAGGAGGTATCGTTACATGGACGAAGAAATCATGGCAGCCACAGAGGTAAACACTGACGCCCAGGCACAAACAGTTGAAAGTCAGGCACAAGCAGAAACTAAGACTTATACACAAGAAGAGTTTGATGCAGCAATGGCAAAAATGCGCCACGCAGTAACAAACAAAGTGTTAAAGCCTTACCAGGACTTAGGTGATCCAGAGGAACTACGTGAGTTGAAACTCAAGGCAGAAGCGCAACGCCAAGAAGAACAACTAAAGCGTGGTGAATTTGAAAAGACACTACAGGAAATGGCTGCTAAAAAAGACGCTGAAATCCAAAGGCGTGATGCAATTATTAAGGAATACAAGGTGGATACACCTTTGTTAAATGCAGCAGCAAAGTATCGCTCTGTTGCACCAGAACAAGTTAAATCATTGTTGAAAAACAATGTGCGTTTAGGTGAAGAGGGCAACGTTGAAGTTGTAAGCAGTGACGGCAGTGTTCGTTACAATGATGCAGGTGAAGCACTAGGAGTAGACGATTTAGTCAAGGAATTCTTAGAATCAAACCCGCACTTTGTACAGCCAACACCAAGCACTACTAACACAAAAAGTTCCATAAGTAATAGCAAAGAGGCATTGGATGTAAGCAAACTGGATATGTCAAATCCAGAACATAGAAAAGCCTATGCTGAAATGAGAAAACAGCGAGGCTAAGCCTAACACTTTAAGGAGACTATTATTATGGCTAACAATACCACAATCAATAGCGAACTGTTTACCAAACTGCTTGCAGAAGCTCAGTTCGCCATGTATGAGCAAGCAGTTGCTCGTCAAATCGTTACTCCATTTGATGTACCATCAAATGCAGGTAAAGTACTACAGGTACCAGTATACTCAGCAGTTACAGCCGCTGGCTTAACTGAAGGTACTGCTCCAAGTGCAGCAGACACTAACACTACTTCAGTAGATGTTACACTTGCTGAAATTGGTACATACTTCCAAGTTACTGACATGCTACGTGACTCAGCTCAGCGTGATGTTATCGCTGACTTAGGTGCACAAGCTGGTAGAGCTATTGCTGAAAAGATGGACACAGATGTGTTTGCTCTATTCAACAGCTTCTCTAACTCAGTAGGTACAGAAGACTCAGCAATCACTGTTGACAACATCTTTGAAGCTGTTGCAACTCTAAGAAACAACAAAGTTGTTGGACCATTGGCAGCTGTTGTTTCACCAAGACAAGCTCTTCAGTTGAAGAAAGAACTTGCTACAGCAGGTGGTGCAAACCTAACTGCTTCTGAAATTGGTAGCGACATCTTACGTGGTTACTACATTGGTTCAGTTGCAGGATGTCAAATCTTTGAATCTAGCTTAGTTAAGCGTGATTTAAACACAGACGCTGATGCAGAACTAAACGCAGTAGGCGCAGTATTTGCTCCAACAGCTATTGGACACGCAATGCGTGGTGGAATCCGCATGGAGACTCAGCGTCAAGCTGCTGCTCGTGCAGAAGACATCATGATGAGTGCTGTATGTGGACAAGCTATCCTACAGAACTCACATGGCGTGAAGATTGTTGGTTCTGACTCAGACTAATAACCAATAAATAAAATTGTAGTTACTGACATTACTACAAATCCTGATTGAGCCCTTAGTTTTCACAAGATTCTAAGGGCTCTTTTTTATATTTGCTAAATAAGTGTGCTAGAAGGACTAGCGAACTTATAAAAATTCAAGAAGGACTTGACTATGGCTTATGCAACAATAGATGACTTACTTGTCGTTGAACCTACCATAACAGATTATGGCGTATTAGACTGGGATGCTGAACTAGCACGTTCAGCATCAGAAATCAATCGTGTACTCAAAGTTCGCTGGTATTTGCCTTACGCTAAATCACAAAACATCACTTCAGAATTTGATTCAACACTGCTCACAGATTCGCAGTTTACCCAAGCAACAATTTATCATGCACTTGCTTATCACATCTGTCCTAAGCTAACACAGTTTACGCCAGAAGAAGATAAGTTTACAGTTATGATGAAATATTACTCAGGTAGATTTGAGCATGAAATGGATCTTATCCTAAGAGAAGGTGTGCTGTATGATTTAGATGATGATGGCACCGTTGAAAGAAACGAAAAAACACCAGTTGTAAGTTTGAGGTTACGTAGATGAGTCTCAGAGAAGATATAGTTGCACACATCATAGACAGTCTTAAACAAATGGAAGATCCTAAACCAGTCCTGGTTACAAGGGAGCCATTTGAAGTTGACAAACTAGCAATTACACAATTTCCAGCACTACTTGTACAATTTGACACGGAATCACGTGAACTACTCACTATGGGTTCAAATGGTATTAAGAGTGGCACACTCACATTCAACATTAGAGGATTTGTGAGAGGCAAGGAATTAGACAAAGCACGTAATGAATTAATCACAGGTATTGAAACTACACTAGAAAGCGAACGTTACAGAGAGAACTACGCAAGAGGTGTTAGAGACAGTCAAATCACTTCAATAGCTGTGGTGGAAAGACTAGCACCACTAGCAGAAATACTAGTCACGCTTGAGGTGGGTTACACCTACAGGCGTTTGAACCCATAAGAGTGTGAGGAGTAATAATATGGTAACAATGTACAAAGGCACAAAAACAAAACAAGTTCCAGACTGGGATGTCAAGGGACAACAAAAAAATGGTTGGACACTAGGTGAGGGTGAAGTATCCGCAGTGTTGCGTCCAGTCAAAAAGAATGCGGACGAAACACCTGCCGTTGAAGATTCTTCAGAACAAGGTGACGATGATAAAGCAAACTTAGAGGAGAACGAGAATGAGTAATTCAGCTTTAGTAGGTAATGCGGGTGTCATCTCTGTTGATGGTAGTGCAGTAGCAGAGGTCCGCAATTATTCAATAGAAATCACTGCAGACACAATTGAAACAACAACAATGGGTGGTGCAAACAGTGGCAGAACTTATGTAAAAGGTTTGTCAACTTTCTCAGGTACAGCAGATGTATACTGGGATGCAGATCACTTTACAACTGTTGACTTAGATGGACTAGTCAATGGTGCAGTAGGTGCAAGCAGTGTAGCACTAATTGTTTACCCAGAAGGAACTGGCGCTAACTGGAATGGTAACATCATCATTACTGGTTATAGTATCACTGCGTCTATGGACGGATTGATTGAAGCATCAGTATCATTCCAGGGTGATGGACAGCTAACATATACTGCTAGCTAAGGACAAGTATGGCTAAAATAGTTCTTACAGGAGCAGACGTAATCAATGCAAAGTTGGCAAAGACTTTGACAATGACTATGCGTCAGGTAGCGGATGAAACAATGAAAGTTGCCAAGTCCAAAACCCCTGTAAGAACTGGTTATACTAGAACACAATGGAAGAAAAAGGTTACTAAGCAAGACTTTGAAGTGGCAAATAGAGTGCCATGGATAGAACGCTTAGAAGCGGGGGCAAGTAAACAGGCACCAAGGGGTATAATTGGGCCTGCACTACGTGAATTAAAAGGAAAAATAAAATGAGCAAACAAGCCAATCCAATGGATAAAATCACGGGCCATTTCCGCAACAAGATCTCAGGTGAAATGTCAAGTATCTATGTTGAAGAATGGGATTTAAAAATCTATTACAAAAATAGTAATACCCTACAAGAAGAAGGCAGGTTAATTGAACTTGCACAAAAGAATAAAACAGTTGAAGCACTTGTTGAAACACTAATCATCAAGGCTCGCAACGAAGATGGCACTAAGATGTTCAAACCAGCGGACAGAACAGTGTTGTTAAATGAAGCAGATCCTAGCACACTTATCAAGGCAGTTGGAAATATGAATTCAACACTTGAAGTGGACATGGAGGAAGCTGAAAAAAACTAAGAGGAGATCCAGATCTACTTTTCATGTATAAACTTGCAAAGGATTTGGGTCTCAAAGTAGCAGACGTTATGACTATGACAGCTGCTGAATTTGCTGGATGGGGAGCGTTCTACAAAATAGAACAAGAAGAAACCAAGAAGGCAATGCAAAGGGCTAAGACGAGGAGATAGCAGTGGACGCAACAATTAGTATAGGCGCAGACGTAAGACAAGCACTGCGTGGCATTGAAAGAGTAAACGATCGTTTAGAAAGAATGCAACGTGTTGCACGTACCAGTGCTACCAGTCTCAAAGGTATGGAACGTGCAGCAGGTGCAGTAAACTCAGCTCTAAGGGCTGCGGGTGCTG